TAAAAGTTGTCTCTAACTTAGGCAAGCACCAACCTCTTCCGCGAATCGGGTCATTCTTTCCTTGTCGCATTCACACTCCACATAGTCACTCTCACCCCTGACCAAGTCACAGTGTTCGCACACCACAGTCTCATCATCTTCTTGTGGTGCCAGGTACTCTTCCCGAAGTTCTTCGGCAACAAAGACCCTCATGACCTCGTCCATATCTTCCACAATTTTTTTCGCCTTCTTTTGGAAATCTTCGTAGATCTTGAACTTGGTCTTTGGAAGTTTCTCGGAAAGGGCAATGAGAGCCTTTGCGTCAAATACATCTTCAATCTTTTTGAGGGATTTCACACGAGCCTTGATGGCTTCATCGTATTCTTCGAAAAAATCGGGTTCTTCTTCGTCGGACTCGGTATCGTAATTACGAGCCATCTTTATCTACTTTGGGTGTTAGTTTTTAAGTCTTGCCAATTCACGTTCGCGTCTCTTAATTCTTTCAAGTTCATTAAGTTTAGCTTTAACATTGTTATTTACCTTTCTCTTCTTAACAGGTTGTGTAACATTATTATTGTTATTATTAGAATTATTTGAAGAAGCGGTTACAAAACTTCTTGTGTTATTATTGTTATTGTTTTTCACAATATTCTTGTTATTAACCACTCTTGGTGTTTGAGGTTTGGACTTTGGAGATCGAGTACTATTTGACTTCGCGTTTTGTTTTTTGTTTCCACCAAATAACCTGGCAGCTCTACCAAAGAAACCTGGTCTAGCATTCACATTATTTGAATTTCCAGAACCTTCACGACGATTATTGCCTGTATTCATTCTAACGGGTGTAACATTTCTCGGACGAGAATTTGAGGTTGAACGATTACTTCCAGATGAAACTTTAATATTTGTATTTGGGACATTTATGACACGAGTTGGTGCAGCATTTGCAACTTGTAAAATATCGTTCATTCCATACAAAAAAGATCTCTGTTGTGCAGAAAGAACCAACCAAAGCTTTGGTGTCACAGGTTCTGGAGAACCATGGGAACACATGAAGACAAACATGTTGGCAAGCATAGCGTCACCAGTTGTAAGACAGAAGTTGTGATTACTCACTTTATTCTTCTTGATTTGATTGATCGTAGAAAGTGCCTGCAAAAAGTCTCCGAAAAACTTTGATAATTTGTCGGCAGAAGTACCGTTTGAAGCTTTACCCTTTGAAACTTTAGCTCCAAGGCGGTATGGTTCTTGACTACTTGGATTAGAAACATGAATTGCATACCCACGCTTATCTCTCTTTGGACCAGCTTGTTTTGTATAATAAACATCTATTACAGTTTTACCATAGTCATGTTCAATTACAAACTTGGGTTTATAGTAGTTCCATGTTAATCTTGATGTAATTCTATTGGCAGCTGTGTTACCAACAACACTTGAATTAGAAGTAGCGGCATTCATCAAATACTTACTGTCTTCTTTCGCACTATCAATGAGCATATTCTTACCAGGATCTAAAAGGTTTGCGACGGAAACAAATGGATAGAGTAGCTTAGCCTTTCCACCATTTGGAAGGTTGTATCTGGTTCTTGAAATATTGAGAGTTGCGGTGTGCTTTTCATCTTCTTGGTCGAGAGCAAGAAATAGGTTTTTTCTATCTTTCAAGAAACTTTCATTAATTTGAGCATACGCAACTGAAACCCCCTTGAACATATCTGGAATATCTTGGTAGATAGTTGGCAAATTATACTTAATCGCCTTTTCCATAGATCCATATTTTTTACCGTTTGTATTCGTAGCATTATTCACAATATACTCAATTTTCTTAATGAACTCGGTGCGCTTTGGTTTAAGTTCTCTACCAAACATTATATACACGGGTGATCGCACTTGCTTACCACCTCTTCCCCACGAGGCTTTACAATATCGTGCAAATGTCATACTTTGTGGTATAGTCGCGTCGTGTTTCATATCAAGATACATGAGGTACGCGAAGTTTATTACATCATCACCCTTCAAAACAAACTTTTCTTCGACTTTTGAACCTCTCAACAATTCTACGGAAAACAATTTGATATGTTTTTGGATTATTTGTTTAGCTTCATTAATAGATTTACCCCCAAAAAGTTTCATTGTAAATTCATTATTGGATGTTTCGTCGTAGAATGAAATTATAAAATCATGTAGGTCTTGATTACCCCGAGTCATCTCACCGACCAATGTGTCGAGTTGATCAATGAGCTTCTTTTGTTTTGTTGATAAAGCATTTTTTGGAACGATTGTTTGTGGTCGCACTGCAGTCTTAGGTTTAGGCCTGGGTCGCACTGCAGTCTTAGGTTTAGGCCTGGGTCGCACAGCTCCGGACTTTGTATTTCGTTGAGTTCTCTTCATATCTACTATATCCACCCAAAATAATTTAGTCGTAGTCAAAACTGTCGAGTTCCGCCGATCGCCCAACCTTACACTTTCCACTCACAAGATCATAAACCCATTGACCATCAACAATCTCCTCATCGAGAAGTTTATCCTTGAGCAATTCCAATTGTCGTTTGTTTGTACCCAAGATACCGAGAGCTTCTTTGTAGCACAGATCAACGAGCTTATCAATTTCCATATCTAAAAGGCGAGAGGCTTCATCTGACATCTTACGGTAGTCAAAGTTGTAGAGACTGAAACCATAGGTAGTCAGCATTTCACGAGCAATCATATAGACTTGGGCAAAGTCACCCGAAGCACCGGTCGTAATTCTGTCTTTACCATAGATGATTTCTTCCGCGGCTCTGCCACCGAGTGCCACAATAATTTGTGAAGTCAAATATTCCTTTGTGTACATGGCATACTCGGCATTTTCCTCTGAAGGTTGGAAGAAAGTAACTCCGCCAGCATCTCCTCGAGGGATAATAGAAACCTTGCGGACAGTGTCATAATCTGGCAAAATTGCCCCAACAATGGCATGTCCAGCTTCGTGGTATGCCACAAGTTCCTTCTTTCGTGGCGAGAACTTCGTATCACCTTTAGCACCGACAACGATGCGTTGGTAGACATTCTCCACAATTTCATTTGTGATCGTTCCGTCACCATCGCGAACGGCACGAATGGCGCATTCATTGAGAAGGTTCGCCAGGTCCGCACCAGAGAAGCCCGTTGTTTGCTTTGCGATGGAGCGTAACTTTACATCGTCGGACAACTTCTTGTCCCTGGCATGGACACCCAAGATCTTTTCGCGACCACGAACACTTGGCAAAGCCACACTAATCTTACGATCGAAGCGACCTGGACGAAGGAGGGCGTCATCAAGAATGTCAATGCGGTTTGTGGCAGCAATGACAACAATACCAGTCTCATTATCAAATCCATCCATTTCAGTGAGTAGTTGATTAATGGTTTGTTCGCGTTCATCGTTCGAAGGCATGCCACCCGCACTGCGTTGCTTACCCACAGCATCGATCTCATCAATGAAGACGATACACGGCTGATTTTCACGAGCAACTTCAAAAAGGTCACGAACCCTCTTGGCACCCACACCAACAAACATTTCAACAAAGTTTGCGGCCGAGCACTGAATGAAAGGAACATTGGATTCACCTGCGATAGCGCGAGCGAGAAGAGTCTTACCTGTACCAGGCTTACCCGTGAGGAGGGCACCGCGCGGGATTTTGGCCCCACTTCCAAAGTATCTCTCGGGTTGCTTGAGAAAATCCACAATCTCTTCGAGTTCATCCTTGGCTGCATCAATACCTTCAACATCATCAAATCGGGTTTTGATTTCTGTTTCTGCGATAAATTCCCGATTCTTGATGAATGGATTATTCATAGGCCCCGATCCACCCGAACCACTTAACATGGATCGAAAAACAAAAAAGATAAAAGTCAAAAGGAAAAAGACTGAAATTGTATCGGAAATAGAAGTTGGCACTGTCATATCAACACGAACGTTGGCGTCACTTTCGGCAATGGTTTGCCATAGGTCTTGATTTTGAACAATTTGGGCATCGCCGTAGTTACCTTCATCGTCTTCAAAGACCGCCAAACTTTGATTTGGTTTAATCATAACTTCCGGAAGTTCATTATTCTTTAGACCTTTTACAAATTCACTGTAGGTTCTTGGACGGTACTCTCGTCTAGTTTCCTTTGGCTTAACCACGACCGATGGTGCAGTAATGCTTTGACCAATGCCGAACATTCTTTTTTATTGTAGTAGTTTAAAGTTTTTAAATGACTTTATTTTAGTATGAGCCACAATCTCAAAATTGTTATGGTAAATAATGGAAGATATAATTTTGCGGTAATAGAAGATGACGAATATATAGCACCAACAATTGCACGTGGTTATGACTGGGATGAATGGATGAGAGAAGATGTAAGAAAATATTACAAAACTGACACAGATATTCTGGATATAGGTTCAAATATTGGTGGTAACACTTTAGTTTTTTCAGACTATGGACCAGTTCATTCTTTCGAACCCGTGTATCACGAAATTTTAAATATAAACGCTAACCGTATAAATGAATTAAAACATCCCGTGAAAGTGTATGATTTTGCTTTATCAGATGCAGAATGTGAAACTGTCATGTACATTCCACAATTTTGTTGTCAATATGAAAATAAAATAAATTACGGAGGTACAACACTGAATAAAAGAACAGATGGTAAAAAAACTGTTTCTGTAGATGTATCTTGCAAAAGATTAGACGACGTGTATCACGGAATACCATCCATAATCAAAATAGATGTCGAGGGGCACGAATTGAATGTTTTAAAAGGTGCAGTAAATACTATTAAAAAACACAAACCTATGATCTTGATAGAAATTCATCAGTTTGAAAACAGTGAAATTCCGGAGTTTATAGAATCACTTGGCTACGATAAACCAGATGAAAGACCGGAAGCTATGTACTTGTATCGGGCAAAGGACATTTTTTCAACCATGTAGTAAAGTTGATATGCATCAACTACACTTGCTTGTCTATATTCTTCCGGCATACATTCTGGAATACCCTCTATAGAATAATACGCTGTATCACTTTTACGATCTTCAAAATGTTCGGGGACGTGTGTAAATAACCATGTTAAATGTTCGGCACATGTATGAACTTTCCCATATCTACGAGTGTACTCTTGGGTTAAAGCTAGGCCTATTCTACATGCGTATAAGTAGTTTTCTAGACTGGAAGATACCCACATAGTCATGGGGTGTTTGGGATGCGCCGGTCTGTACCCCCTCCGTTTTCCATCTTTTGTAAAAGGTGCGTTTTCATTAAGATAATCCCCCAAACCTGCAAAATGCCATGCCATGTATAACATTTGACATATTTCTAATTGAATTTTGACTACATGCTGATCGCACGACATGTTAGCAATTTCATATGGATCTAACGAAAGAAAGAATATGTTCATCTTGGTAATCAGACGTTTCTTGCAAGTTTGGGTCGTATACAACCGCTTCTACGTCACCGTAATAAAATACACCTTTGTCAATTTCCCAAACTTTGTGTTTTGTTTTTTCTTGTGCGTAATCAGACGCCTTGCGTAGGTCCCAGAAAATTGCTCTGTCAACAATTTGTTTTCCGACCAAGACGTTCGTGATAAACATCTCAAAAACTTATTTTTATTACGTTAAAAATTGACTTAGGCTATCTTTAAATAAAATGTCATAAAAAAATAGGGTATGAGTTTATGGGATATATTACCAGTAGAAATTCAAGACATAATAGTTGAAAAATCTTTTAAACTATGTCGTGAAGAATATCTAGAACAAAATGGTAAAAAGCACGAAAAAAAGAAGAAAAAACAGAGAAGGGGACTTTTAACTGTGGGTGTGTTAAGGTATATCATGTCTAGTACAGACGCCATAGAAATGATATATTGGGCTTTCCCATTAGAATTAATAGAATTAGAACTGTTAATAGATCCACCGTTAGATGTAACAGTACACAATTATGATTATACCGAATTTTATGACAAATTTTTAACAAAAGCTATCGAATACATGGAAGACCCCATAAATAAAGATGAATGGATATGTCCTTCCGAAGATCATTGGTTATGTATGTTCACACGTCTCGTAGACTTTCACCGGAAGCACGGTCATATTAATATTTTAAAAGAAGTGGATGGCAAACCTTCTTTGTTTGTATGGCTAGAATACCAAAAAGAACCGGAAGTAAATCTGTCTAGAGAAAGGCGGGACTCACTAAGATCCCTGGGGGTGAGGTTACCAAGAATTAAAAATTAATCCACGTCCGAATAATATTCTTCTTCGACAGCGTCTTCTTCATCTTGGTCCAATTCAACATCCATACCACCATCATCGTCATCAACCGGATCGTCGTTGTTTTCATTATCATCATCAGGTTCATTTTCTTCGATAGTTTCTTCCTGTGGCGGTGGTTCTTCCTTCTTCTTTTTTGGCTTTTTAACAGGCTCTTTGTTAAGAACTAAATCTACCTTTTTGAATATTTTAGATGCAGATGCCATCTTTTTTGTGTGATTTTTTAAAAGATTATCTGTAAATTCATCTGGATACCCCATAGCCTTATAAGCACTCACTACTGTTTTAATTGGTGGTATCTTTGAATTTACACAATACGTGTTGTAAATGTCTTGAAAAGATGTTACAAGTTTTACACCAACAGTTTTGTTCTTCTTATATTTAAGTTTTATGTAAATTTTGTCCCAGTTATTCACGGGATTGTAAGTCTCTGTGGTTTCATATACCTCCACGACACTATCGGGTATGTTAGGTGGTATAAATTCTATACCTCTATCTTTACAATTTCTCTCCATCAACTTTAAATATGCTTCTTTTTGATAAATAGGGGTCTTTAGCCGTTCGTAAAATTGTGTGGGTTCAGGTTTAACTAACTTATGTAAAAATGTTCCTGGTTGTATTCGGTCATTTTCTATGATCTTACCAATTTTTTCACGAACAACGGGTCTTTTTTGCATGATTACTTACTTATTCATTACAATCTTTAAACTTAGGCTTAAAATGTTCAATCTCACACCGGATAATGTGTTCAGATTGTTTATTTTGGTGGGTATGGTATGGCCCCCATAACTCAATTATTTTCCTATTTTTATCATACCAAATATAATCAAGTTCTAAGAAGCGGGTAAGCCAATGAAAACGTTTGCCATTTTTACCCACACACGCAAACATATGTTCGTCGTCGTATTCAGAAACATCCATTTCTGAATAATGCGAAATTGGTGGATTGTAAGGCGGCATACCTTATTCCTTTGTAAAGAATGGTTCTAATTTTTTATATACATTTTCCCATGAATATTTCTCTTCTATAATTGTTCTCGAGTTTATAGTTTGGTGCCACTCTTGCGTACCCCGTTCACTGGTTTGGGTGTATTGACATGAAAAATACTTTCATTTCTTCGCTTTTCTAATATATCAGATTTTATCCTTAAATATTTTTGGTTGTATATCAGTTTTTTATTTTTCTTGTCATTTTTTGTAATTCTTTTTTTAGGTTCATAGTCCATGTCTTATTGTTATTTGTTTTATTTTTGTATCGTTTTTATTGTTTATAAACTTGTACCGTGTATAACGAATTTTGTCGTTTAAGTTGTATTCGCATGGGAGTATAAATTTTGTCCACGGTTGTTTATCTAAGAAACTCAACTCGTTGATTGTGACATTACATTTTTTAGACAAAACCTTTATCTTTTCATGAAATTTAAATATAGAACTGCATATGACATCAATGTCATAATTTTTGTCGTACTCTACAATAATTTCTTTAGTATTTTCACAATGAGGTGATTTTATTTTTACATTTCTTCTACAACATGGACATTTATTTTGTATGGACGCTTTGTGCCATTTTTTTATACACATGTGACAAAACTTATGACCACATATTAGAGTACAATTTGGTTCAGCTTCGTAACAGATGCAGCATTCTGGCATTAGTCATTTTATATATTACGGGGGTGTTATTTAAGTAGTTATAGATCATCTTCTTCATCGAGAGATATGTTGTCGTCGTCGTCGGTATCTTCTTCACTTTCCGTTTCTGGTTCATAATCAGAATCTTCAATCATTTCGTAGCCAGACTCGGTCATCCTATATATACCAGTATCCTCCAAATCACCGGTATCATAAAATCCAACAATGGATTCTTTTGGAATAGTTTCTATATTTTCATCAAAATTGTATATATCTAAATCTTTATTATGACTCAGGAATCTTACACTGAACGTATCATTTGATGCATCTTCGGCTACAATGTATGCTAAACACACAGTGCCATCGTCAATCTGTACATCAATGATCATGTTATTAAAGAAGTAATTTAATTCTTTAATAATATTAATGGATGGCTTGAAAGAACGTGGTATATCTTATATATCAAATAGGACAGTTATAAATAATGACGCTGTCATGTTTGATATAGACGACACATTAATATTTACGTCTGGTAGACTTAATGTACCGATTTATGAACTTTTAATTATCGCAAAAAGAATGGGTTATAAAATAATAATTATTACAGCCAGACCAAGTTTTGAGGCGATTGTTGAACTAACAAGAAGTCAATTACAAAATTTTGGAATAGTATACGACTATCTAGGATTTACAAGTCACGAAACTAAAGATAATATGAAGAAAGCTTTGGGATATAATTTTGTATTATCTGTGGGTGATATGGACACAGACCTTACACATTCCCAACACGTACTTAACACTTCCAATTTCTACCACAGTTAAGACAGCTTACAAATGTTGTCATAGGTTCATCTGCAGACCGTGTTTGTAACTGGTAATATGTCGTTTTCTTTGTTTTGCACCGGTTACATGTAAAGAAGCCCTCTTGATTTTGATTTTCTTTTGCTAAATATGCTTTTCTTAAATCTTTAACAATTCTATCTTCGATTGTTTTGTCGGTTGGACCACCCGGCCATAAATGTTGTGGCTTTAGTTCAACAACCTCACTCGTTTTTAAATCTTTATTGATAATTTTTTGTTTTAACGTGGGTGATTTTAACATATTATATTGAATTTGTAGGAATTTATGCTTGTAAATATTCGAAAACCATTTATTTTCCCACGAAGGTTCGTCTATATTGCGAACTGTATGATTAAATATACTCTTCTCGAGATTCACACATAGTGTATCTGTTTTGGGAATCTCGAGAATAGAAGATAGCCTATTGAGGACGTATTCTCTTGTCACGTTCATCTTTCTTAAATTATACAAAGAAATCTATCTACTTAGGTTACGGAAGTGGAAGACCTTCATATGGATTGTTAAGAGAGCACTCGGACATATTTTCAGGCGAGCATTTATCAAAAAACTGCGAAACACGCCTTTCGGGATTGGTATCAATCTTGTCATTCACATACTCGCCTCGGAGAGATTTGTATCCTTCTGTTGTTATATATCTAAAAATGAAATAACATATGACTAAAGCTAAAGCATACGCTATCGCACGTTTGTTCATTTACTAATTGCAAATATTTTTTTATAAACAAAAATTAAGGATGGCAAGAGCTATACTTATAAAAGAAGGAAGATGCGACATAAACGAAATAGATCTAGACATAGATCCTTCAAAAAATGAAATTGTAAAATTACTACTCGGCAGACCCACATTTATAGGTCAATGGCCTGAAATAGATGTTGTCATATTAAAGGCTGAAAGTGGACACGTAAGACGCAATAAACATATATTGCCCGAACCTTTTACTGAAGAAGAAACATTCGGTCCAATTTTATTAGTCAGAATGGATCATAATTCAGACCCACAAGACTTTACCTTGCGTGAATACAATTTATTCAGGGGTTGGTAAATACGCATCACAACTGAGTACTGCGTTAGAATATTTCATACTGAGTTGGAAATGAATATACGCCCAATCCATCATATTTTTCATGATTGTATCACCATCAATCGGGTTATCGTTAACAATCTTTTCGATATCAACTCTCCCACCGGAGGTTGCCTTTGTCATAGCCTGTCCAACATCTCGGAGCCAAAGAACGTGTTCTTTGTTTTTGCAGTCAAAGTTCTCAACAAAATCGGTCATTTATATACTATACATCATTTTCTATAAGTAACAATTTCGCACTAGGGTCTGTCACAGATGTCCATTTTGGACGCCATATCTCTGAAATCAGACGGTCGTTCCTTCTCTCATAGAACCTCCAAAAAATGTTACGGTAAAAGGCTTCTTCTTTCGTGAGGGGTATATTATGTGTACAGACGCATCTTATAGTTTCGAATATCTTGTCTGAGATCTTTTCTTCACAATATTTTTTTATGTGGTCAACCCAACCTGTACCGACAGCATCGCTCATCCCGTCTTTTTGTCGCCATAAAATTTCATCCGGAAGATAACCGGAGAAACATTCTCGGAGAATTCCCTTCTCAATTTTTGACATTTTTAATTTTTGGTTCATACCCATACAACAATCAATAAAATTTTTGTCTAAAAACGGTACAATTAAATCTAATCCGTGTGCACTCGCACATCTATCCGCACGAAGACCGTCAAATTGATGTATGAGTTTAAGTCGACGCATGTTTTCACACGCAAATTCTTCGACACCGGGTGCGTTATGAAAGTATAAATATCCACCCAAAATTTCGTCACTTCCCTCACCAGAGAAAATATATCTACAATTTGTATTTTCTTTGATGTACTTACACAAAATCCACATAGGTGTAGATGCTCGCACAGTTGTTGTGTCATATGATTCAAGGCTTTTAATGACACTTTCAATTGCATCAATTCCGTCGGAAACTGTAAAAGTCACTTCTGTGTGGTCGGTTGCTAAGTAGTCCGCAACTTTCCTTGCGGCTTCTAGGTCAGGACTTCCCTTGAGTCCTATAGAAAAAGTTCGTATCCTGCCCAATTTTCTACTTGCGATAGCCGCAATTAAACTACTATCTAAGCCACCAGACAAAAGAAATCCAATTTCCCTGTCGGTATTATCCAAACGAGTGTGTACAGCTTCTTCTAAAACATGACGTAACTGTTCATGATTTTTACTAGCACTAAACCTGTGAACATTCCAATATCCGGTATAATAACAAATGAAATTGTCTAAATATGAATCATAAAAATGCCCTGGTGGAAATATCTCTATATGCGTACCAAGAAACATTAACGCCTTTGCTTCGCTAGCGAATGCAATAGAATTATCGTCATACCGTGTATAAAACATAGGTCTAACACCAACTGGATCTCTGGCCGCAAGTACTCTCTTCCCGTCAGTGTAGACCATTGCAAAATCACCGTTTATAGACTTGATTGTGTTTTCTATACCAAGTGTGTATATCATGTTCATAACAACTTCACAGTCACTTTTACTCTTCTCTTCACCATTTCTAAATAAGCGATGGTTGTATATTTCACCGTTACATACAAACATTCGTTTTGGTTTGACAAATGGTTGCATACCTGCTTCTGTTAAGTCGTTTATTGCGAGTCTATAGAAATCCATGCGACATTTTCCCATTCTCTTAGTACGGTAATCATCTGGTCCACGGTGAGACAGTAAATTTGATGGTATTTTTTTACTTTCACCAAAAGTTACAATTATCCCACACATGTACTTATATTATATTTTATTTAGTTTTTAAGTTGAATTCGAGTAGGTCTCGGTATAAAATTTCGTCAGCTTTACCGTCCCATTCTTGACCAGAAAAACTTATAAATTGGTTAGTTTCTTCATTTTCCAGATATGAAAAATTACAAACACAAATAAAAGATATATTTGTACGCTTCACCATAGTTTCGATTTGTTCATAGTCAAAGGTGTCCACGTCCAAAAATCTTTTTATCTCGTCTGATGTACGTTTTTTAAATTCAACTTTACTTTTTACAGTGGTTATTCTTTTTGACATATCCATATTTGGCCAGTGGCCATGCTTAGATCTAAAAATAGAGACATAATTTACAAAAGTATCCGCCGTCTCATGATTATTGAAGCAAACAAAACGACTCTTCTTATTTGGATCAACCAGACTCAAATAAGTCTTGGTGGGTTTCATTTTTATCAAGTGATAGCTTTCCATCTTAATTTATTTAAGGAAAAAAATTTTAATATAAGATATATGGATTTCCCCAAAACACCTGGTCAATGTAGATATATGGTCGCACTTAGGTCATCAAAACAAATTATAGTGGGAACCGGGCCAGCCGGCACGGGTAAGACTATGCTTGCATGTCAAATTGGTATGGAACATATTACAAGCGCCTTTAGGGGTCGTGTCATTCTCACAAGACCAATCGTTGCGGCTGATGAGGATATGGGATATCTCCCGGGAGACATGGACACAAAAATGGAACCATGGACGAAGCCCATGTTTGATATTTTTGAAAAGTACTTGTCCCACAATCAAATGGAGCGATGTATAAAAATCGAACCACTAGGGTATATGAGAGGTCGTACATTTAATAACACGGTCATCATTGCCGATGAAATGCAAAACAGTACACCCAACCAAATGAAGATGTTACTTACGAGAATTGGCGAAAATACAAAACTGATTGTGACGGGAGATCTCGAACAATCAGATTTGGGTGATGATAACGGTCTTTCTGTGCTTATAAATAAGATGGACGGTTTGAGTCTCGAATATATAGAACATGTTGAAATGTTTGAAGAAGATATAGTAAGACACCCCGCAGTCAACGAAGTTTTGAAGGTTTTAAGAGTATGATTCCAGTTCTGCTACCATTTTAAACGTGTACCATTTTTTCTTTTTAGGATCCCATTTGCATCCATGTTTCTTTGCATTTTCTTTGTCTTTATATGGAACATTTAGATATATCTTCGTGTACGGACAAGATGTAAGACCTATGGCTTCATTTGCAAGTCTGTCTGCATTATCGTTACCCACTGAATGCTCATCGCTTTTACCCGTGTGTGCTTTTATGTATTCAAATTTAACATTACTTTTATCTTTGAATATATCATACGTCCTTTTGACAAGTTCTTTGTTTGGTATGTCTACATTCCAAAATTTATTTTCACATTTTTTACCATATTCACCGACACATCTAATAGCATAAATAGAATCTGAAAATATAGTCAAATCTTTGCCAGAATCAATATGTTCTTTTAAAACTTCATAAACTTCTAAAAACGCACCAAGCTCTGCTGTATTATTTGATTGTTTACCGGTTACACGTTTTGATATATTTCTAGGATCCTCTTCGCCGAAATATACACCCATCCCAGCCATTGCGTTTTCTTTGCCGTTGTTGGTACATGAGCCATCTGTATATACGTACATGTCATAACATGTATTTAAAGCTTTATAGGTATTTAATTAATAATGAAAACGGTTGTTTTTGCCTTTCCGGGCAGAGACTTTTCTGGTTCCTTTTTAATGAACTGGTCAAAAACACTCATAGAACTTACCCAAAAAGGATATAAGGTTATGATGGTGAATGAATATAGCAGTTTTGTACCTTTTTCTAGAATGAAAACACTCGGTTTAAATGTTCTACGCGGTGCCACACAAGTCCCATTTGACGGAAAATTGAATTATGACGTCTGGATGACTATCGATTCAGATATATTTTTCATACCCGAACAAGTCATTGAAATTATTGAAGATACTGACAAATACCCAGTTGTATCTGGTCTCTATAGAATGGAAGACCTTAAACATTATGTCACCGTTAAAAACTGGGATATCGAATATTTCAAAAAACATGGAACTTTTCAGTTCATGGAAATAAATGATAAGTGCTTATCAGAAAAGTACATAAATGTGGCATATAATGGTATGGGATTCTTTGCGTGTCGTAAAGGTGTCGTTGAAAATTTAAAATATCCATATTTCAGCCACCCTAACATAGAAGTGGAAGCTGAAAATGGAAAGCTTATTAGAGATATGTGCTCCGAAGATGTGGCATTTTGCAAAAATTTGAAAGATGCAGGATACAAAATAACAGTAAACACTCAAATTAGAGTTGGCCATGAAAAAAGATTAGTTATTTAAAA